ATGTAATTGATTTTATTACTATAGCTTCTACAGGTAATGCTGCAGACTTTGGAGATTTATCTGCTGTTAGAAACCCTTGTGGTGGCGGTGCTTCTCCTACAAGAGGCATATTTGCAGCAGGGCAACAAGCAAATAATGGTAAGAGTAATATTATAGATTTTATTACTATAGCTTCTACAGGTAATGTTACAAATTTTGGAGATGGTGCAGCAACTTTTAAAACAGGTGCAGGTGGTTCTAATGCAACTCGTATGTTATACTCAGGTGGGGATAATAACATTATAGAGTTTATAACTATAGCTACCACAGGTAATGGTACTGATTTTGGTGACTTACAAGCTAGTAGTGAAACAGCTGCAGGTGGTGCTTCTCTTACAAGATATGTTTCTGCTGGAGGGGCGCAGGGTACTGTTACTATTGAATATGTAGAAATTGCAACAACAGGTAATGCTAGTGATTTTGGTGACTTAACAAACAACTCAAGTGGAGACTGTTGTGGCGGTGCTTCTAATGCACACGGAGGACTAGCTTAATGTCACAAACACGATACCTTAAAAGCATGATTACACCTACACTAGTAGAGCCTACTGAGAACCATGAGGTAGGGGTAGCATCTGGTGTGTGGTCACTACAAGATCAACTAGAAGCTAGACGTGGTGGTGTATGGCCTGAAGCTGGTGTAGCTAATCCAGATACACTTATTGAGAATAACTTTAGTACGTTTTTGTATGTAGGTAATAATGGCACTGTAGATGTAAATAACAATATTAATATTGATGCTGATGGTGGTTTAGTTTGGATTAAACGTAGGGATGATGCTGGTAACAATTTTCTTTACGATACAGTTAGAAGTAACCAACAGGCTCTAAACTCAAACAGAACTAATAGAGACAACGATGGACAAATGTTAAAACAAAGTGGCACTGGAAAAGGTTTTACTATTTCAGGGGGAGATCAAACTGTAAATAATGCAAAATATGTTTCTTGGACATTTAAAGAAATTCCTAAATTTTTTGATATAGTTTCTTATACAGGGTCTGGTAGTGCTAAAACTGTAGCTCACTCACTAGGCAGTGTACCGGGTTGGATATTAGTTAAAAATTTAGATGCTAGCGAAGGGTGGCATGTGTATCATAGAGGTGTAAATGGTGGCACAAACCCAGAACAATATAATCTTAGATTAGATAGTACAAATGCACAAGGTGATAATGCTGGTGCTTGGAATGATACTGCACCTACTTCTACAGTATTTACTATAGGAACTGACGATCAAGTTAATAATAATGGCGCATCTTACATTGCCTACCTCTTTGCTCACGAAACAGGTGATGACTCTATGATTCAGTGTGGTAGTTATACAGGTAATGGTAATGCTACTGGGCCAGTTATTGATTTAGGATGGGAACCTCAGTGGTTAATAGTCAAAAGATCTGATTCTACAAGCAATTGGAATCTAAACGATGTTATGAGACATATGTCGGAAGTTGATACAAAAATTTTAGCAGCAAACACAACTGGAGCAGAAGGGTCCATTGATTCTTCCGTTTGGGTTCCTACCGCAACAGGTTTTAAAGTCACGGATACAAATGCTTTTAGCAATGCAAATAATGGCACATATGTCTACGTAGCAATCAGAAGACCTAACATGGCTACCATAACGGATGCTACTGATGTGTTTAATGTTTTAAAAGAAACCTCAGCTACATTGAATCAGTCTTACTTACAGCAGACTTCCTTTGACGTTGACTTTGTTATTAACAAACGTTTTGGTGGGGCTTCAAGCTGGTGGTCTGCTTCTAGACTAACTAATGCTAGGGTGCAATTAGAAAGTAATGATGCTGAAACTGATGCTGCTCCTACGCATAGTTTTGACGTGAATAATGGAGTGATCGTGACAGGTCTATCTGGGTCAAGTAGTTTTTCGGGTTATCATTTTAAACGTGCCAAGGGTTTTTTTGATGTGGTTTGTTACACTGGCACAGGTAGTGCAAGAACCGTAGCTCATGGTCTTGGTGCTGTACCAGAAATGATGTGGGTACGTCCTCGTAATCTTGGTGAAAACTGGGCTGTCTATCATAAAGATGTTGGTGCTACTAAGTACCTTCAACTAAATACAACCAATGCTGCGGCAACAAGCTCTACTAGATGGAATGATACAACTCCTACCTCTAGTGTATTTTCACTTAAGGCTGATAATGAGGTAAATGCTAGTAGTGGTGGTCCGTATACCTACATAGCCTTTCTATTTGCAACCCTCGCAGGGGTATCTAAAGTAGGATCAGTAACACACTCAGGAAGTTCTACAGATGTAGATTGTGGGTTTTCAGCAGGTGCTAGACTAGTAATGCTTAAACGTACTGATGCATCAGGAGGTTGGTATTGGTGGGATAGTGCTAGAGGTATAATTGCAGGTAATGACCCTTATTTACTACTTGATACAACTGCAGCAGAAGTAACTAACACAGACTATATAGACCCATTAGCATCAGGTTTTCAAATCTCAGGTGACTTTACTGATGGTGACTATATATTTTATGCTATAGCTTAGAGGAACAAATGGGATTACTTAGATACAGAGAAACAGGTGAACTGGTTACAGAGACAGAGTTTCGTTTTAGAAATAGAAAACGTAGACCACTTAATGTACCTGAACAAGGTAAGCTTACAGAGGCATGGCTTAATGGTGAAGGTGTAGACATTGTGTTTGATGGGCCAAAGTCAGGGCCAGTATGTGATGGTGCATTTAAGAACTCTGATGGTAGGTGGTATACCCAATGGTCTAACGGATAGTGCTTGCATTTACTTTAAAAATATGGTATAACTCTTTTTTAAGAAGGAGTTACTAATGTCTACAGAACTAGCTATTACTACTACACTAAATGAAGCACTACCTACTGCTGCCCCTGAGTACAAGTCTATGCTCAGTAACATAGCTGAGAAGATGCCAGCAGTTACACAGGCTACCAGCAACTTCCACAAGTCACACAGTCAGTTTATGGGAGTTACACTAGACGTAACAGCTATTACACCCATACGTAGCATCAAGCACACACTGGCTGAGATAGACAAAACACGTAGTGCTCTACAAGAAGCTTACATAAACCTACGTAAAAAAGAAGTAAAGCTAAAAAAGAAACAAGCTAAACTGATAGACTGTCGTGAACCTCTTGCTCGTGAGTTACTAGAGATAGAGATACTAGAAATACAGGGTCACTTAGAAGGAACACGTAATGCAGTACAGGGTGCTGTACGTAAGATGAACTTCTTTACTAATCAGTATGACAACCTGATGAAGAAGATAGGTAAAGAAGAACTAAGTGAGGAAGACTACGAACTAGAAGAAGCACGTTACCACATTATGACTTGTATGAAGCAAGCATTAAATAGTGCAAGACCACGTAACGGTATCATTGACGAAGGTAACATGATCTACTTATTTGACTTAGGTATTAATGCAGCCCAAGCTCAAGCAGAAGTATTCTCATACCTTAACTGGGAGAATACATTAGTAGAACAAGGTAAAGCCCCAGAGCATCATCACACAGTACAGTGGCTTGAGGGTTGTGCAGATAAATGGGCAGGGTGTCCTGCAGCATTTGCTAACAGTAGAGGCTTTGATGTATTTGATCCTACATCATTAGCTAACACACCACAGATAGAGGATAAGAGTAATGTCTAATGATAACTGGCACTTGAGTAAGTCTGTACCACTAACATTAATTTTTGGTTTATTCGTACAAGGTGCTGCTATCGTTTGGACTGTAAGTACAATGACCTCTGACATAGAAGTTAATGCCTCTAAGATTGTAGAGGTACAACAGAGACTAGGCCGTATGGAGGATGCAGTACATGGACAGGCTGTATCTATGGCTAGAATAGATGAAAACATTAAAGCTATTCGTCTGTCTGTAGAAAAGATGGCAGTTAGAGATTAATGTTATGTGCATTAAGCCTTGTGGCATTTGGGGTGTATCCATATGGTATAATGTACAAAGCCTGTGAGTATCGTTGCCCAAAAGAAAAGTCACTAACATATTATTATTATCCAGTTACTATTAGATTACCAACAGATATTAAATGCCCCCTTTATTATAGAGTAGATGATGATTGAAGTATTAGCATTAGCAGGGGCAGTTACTCAAATAGCTGGTTCTATCAGCACAGCAATTAAAGCTGGCAGGGATGTGTCTGACCTATTACCTCACTTTGGTAAGTTAGCTAAACTAGATGCAGATATACAGGCTGCAGAGAACGGTAAACATAAAGGCCCATTAGGTAG